GCGGTCATATATTTTACTTCTACTTTGCCACTTGAAAGTGGATGACCTTCAAAGTAAAAATACCCCTTAGATGGTAATTCTACCACCTCTGTAGGGAATTTGTAATCAGCCATAAATGACTCCTTTGTGATTAAATTTTAATAACCAATTATAAATATAACTGTTTTGTTCGTAAATAACTAATTATTTTGACGGTGCGAATTTCTCTTTGATTGGTTTAAGAATCATATCGAAAACGATATCGTCATATTTTGTCGGGGTAAGTTTTACGATTTTTTCTAAAGCGTAAATCGCGATTAAAACGTATTCCCAATTTGCTGCTATCCATTCAGTCATTGTATTCTCCTATTAGAATTGTAAGATTGCGTAATCATATTTTAGTGTTAATTGAATTTCTGCGGGGTCACTTGATGCATAATCCATATCACCAAAGTTTGCAGTTTCAATATAAGTACCTTTTAATGTCCATTCTTCTACTACGTCACCAACTGGTCCTAGCATATTGAATGTAACATCTTTTTTATAAAAATCTGAGTATCCATCACGACCTGTTACTGATTCGTGTGATAACCTAACCCATTCCATAACCGCTTGTGCACCACTTGGAACTACTGGATCATAAAGTGTGACCTCAACAGGCTGCCATGAACCTTTACCCTTGATGTATCTTTTTACATTAATATGGTCTAAAACAATCTCTTCGAACTGAATACTTGGTCTGTTCGCTGTTTTAACTAAATATGATGGTATACCTTCTATATACATGATGAACCGATTCTTTGTTTTCGGTTCAAACGGTGTGAACATAATTTCTGAAGGATCTAATGTAGCCATTCTTTGTTCTCCTAAAAAGTCTTTTGTTTGTACTCATAAATAAATATCAAATAAAGAAATTTTAAGTAAAAAAGAAAAACCCCAATCGAAATTGGGGCTTCTCATTATACGTTACATCTATTTATAAGTCAGACTTATTCAGGAAATGTAGCACCTGTTGGTTGAACGACAAAATCGAGTACAATAAACTCAGCCGTTCGTGTTGGTTGAATAAATATCTGACCAACTAATTGATTTCTATCCACAATATCTGGAGTATTATTGGAATCATCCATTACTACTCTAAATGCACTTAAACCACTATTAGATTGTACTTGTTCAAGATAAGGATTTACAATGTTCAAGAAACGATTTCTTAGTGCTTGAGTATTTTGTTCAAATACTAAGTATCTTGATGAACTTGCAATAAACTTTCTTAATGCAATTAACAACCTACGAACATTGATTCTATCTAATGCTGATGGTTTAGATTGTAGTGTTTTCTGTCCAAATACTACCACACCTTGACCAGGGAAAGAAGCGATTGGATTGATTCTGTTCTCATACAAATCATCTCTCTCTGAATGTGTTAGTCTTGTCTTAGCTTCTAATACCGTAGTTAAACCACCACGATTCAAACCAGCTGGAGCGAACCATTCATGTGATACTTGGTCTGTAAAACTGATAACACCAGGTATTACTACTGAAGGTGGCACCCATACAGGACTATTTGTTTCCCTATCTACAATTTTTACCCAGGGGTAATAAACACCAACATAATTTGTATCTAATGTTTTAATTGTTGACTTTACAGTATCAATTGAATCAGAGTATGCTGTAGCATCCATTATATAGAAAGCATCTGCTCGAGTTTCCGTCTTAGATATTGCGTGATTAGTTATCGTTGAGTGTAATCCATGAATCACACCAGGTGTTACCAATAGATTAATATCAAACTCATCAGGATTACTTATAGCGTTAATAGCCCTCTTATATCCAACTGAACCACTAGCAGAAGAATCTGATAAATCAAATCCTTGTGTATTAGTAGATGAAATATCTGGACCTACCGAGAACGGAGTTGCTGGATTGCTTCCGTCAAATCCCCATTGGAAAGGTATTGTGAATTTTCTCTGTGCAATCGCTGAATTTGTAAGTGATATTAACTCTGTTCCATCTGCAAAAGTAGAAGCTAATGTGCTTGCATCAGCGTGACCTAACATATTTTCAAGAGACATAGTTACATTATTTCCCACATTTGCAGCGTTTGGTATTGGACCTAAGTAATTTTGACTATCTGTAATACTAAAGTTGAAACCATAGAAAACAGTTGAATCATAATCATTACTTGCATTTGTTTGTTGTATTCTAAATGAAGCTGAAGGTACATTTGTAGTTCCTGGAACAGTATTATATACTGCTTTGAATCCCATTGGAATTACACTTTTTGGAAACCTAAATACTCCATCTTCTACCATATCTGCATAGTCACCGACTCTGACATATTTACTCAAGTTAACGAAATCACCATAATAGGTTAATTTACCATCTGAGTCTATCTCAACCCATCTATCACCAATTCGTTTAGCAAAAAAGTTTGGTGAAATTGGGTCAAATGTTAAATTATCAAATTGTTCTAATATATTATCATTATCTATGTTACCAGGATTATGTATTCGTACTTGTATTGAGAATGAACCAAAATCTGAACCAGCAATATCCGTATCTGGTTTTATATTTAGTATATTAACTTTGTAAGAACTGTTTATATCACTACCATGTGAACGAGTGTAAACTCTAAATAAACTAGACCTAGACCCATTGGATAGTTGTGATTGAATATACGGTGTTCTTCCAAAACTATATGAATTATTACCAGTAAAGGTACTAGCATTACCCTTTGTATCATATGAGGTTGAACCAAATTTAAAATCAAATCCAACTCCAGATGCACCATCGTGTTTTACTACTGAAGCAGAGGCAAGGGTATCGACATCACCGACTAGCATACTAGCTTGTTTAAAAGCTTTGTATACATAGACAGATGAATCATTACCACCTGACTTTGATGATTGTGGGTCTTCACTTATTACGTTAGTAATATAATTTGCACTTGAAGTGTTAAATGATAGTGCATAATTTTCGGGTGTTGTATCACTTCCTGAAACTTGTAGACTAAAGGCAGTCCAAGTACCTGCTCCTAATGTTCCAGCAGCATTACTCGCACTAGTATATGTCGATGCAATATCAGCAGTTCCATTCCCACCACCCCTTGATGGTGCAAGTATTGCCAATGAATGTGTCGCTATACCAGTTGCACCATCATTTGACATAAATGATGCGGATAACGTTGCTGAATAAGCAACTAATTCAAGTGCATCTGCAACATAACCACCGATACCAAGTACCCTGACTATTGTTACGACTCCTGCACTTCTTAAATATTGTTCTACTGTGTATGGTGTGTAAAATCTTCTATCAACTCCGCCAAACATCTCTTCAAATTCTTGAAAATTTGAAATTTGAGTAGGTGTGAATGCTGGGCCTTTTTTAGTTGGGCCAATAATTGCTGCACCTATTTCACCGATTGCTTGAGGGAGGAATGAAAGATCTCTTTCACGGGTAAATACACCAGGCGAAACGATTCTCTCTGCCATTGTAATTCTCCTAATTAATTTTATATACTAAATCTTTGAATAAGCGTGATTATTCTATAATAAGTATGATATAGCTTTCCTAAAATGTATTATTTAGGGGTTTTTTTTAAATTAATTGTTAAGTTGATGGTGTAAATACACCTGTTTTTGGATCAAGTTGACCAGGACCATATTTTTCGTTTAAAGTTTTAACAATATCTCGTTCTTCTTGTTGAACTGTCTGATATTCTGTTTCAACTTCTTCAGTACGAATATTGAGAGCATCAATCTGTTGATTCAATAATATTTTTTGAACTGCAAGTTGTCCTAAGACGTTTTGTTTTTCTCCGTAATTAGTTTGTAACGATTGTAATGATTGTAGCTCTTCATCTGTGAATTTTAGTTCTTTAGATTCTTCTACAACGTTTGTTTCTTCAGCCATAACTATATTCTCCTATATTTTTATAGTCTCGTGTTTAAATAAATATCATATTATATTTGTAAATAAACTTTTTTTTTATACTTCTACAACCTTATATGAACGGCCTGATGCATCAGAACCTGTTAGTGCATTCATCTTTGTAGTAGCATCTGCTTGTGCATCACTACCACTATACTCCCATATTTGCTCACCACTACCACTTAGTTTAGCAACGTAAATATCACGTGATGCCCATTCTGGATCTGTCCAAGTTTCACCATTTCTATCCACACTTGATGTTGGTGATGGTAATAATTGTTTAAATATTCTATATGGCATTATATTCTCCGTTTAATATAAATATTAATTTTCTAATTCTTTAACTCTTTTTGTTAATGTTTTAACTTGTTCAGATAACTCTTGGACTGCTTTTATAAGTGGAGTTACAAACTCACCTTTTGCCACACGTTGCCTTCCGTCTGAGCCAACGCTCCATCCACTAAAAGTTTTACAATCAATATCATCAAGAGATTGTTTTACTTCTTGAGCGATAAGACTGTGAAAAACCTTATCACCATCCATTGGCTTTTTATTGTTTATATCGTAAGAATCCCACTCTTTAGGAAATTCGCTTGGGGATTTATGGTTGTATGTTGTGGTTCTTAAACTTTTTATAAACTCAAGACCTAAACTATCGTCTTTTATATTTTTCTTTTGTCTTCTATCAGATGTAGCCGACCAAGAATCTGAACTGAAATCAGTATGTAAATGATTAGAATTATCACCAATATGAACTCTACGGTCTGCCGTTCCTGCGTAATTATATCCTATTACAATTTGATTTTCTGCATCAGTAGCTGAACAATCAATTGCAATACCTAAACATACATTATTAAAACCATCAACTAATGCATCTCCAACTCCGTGACCTATGAATGTATTACGATAACCTGTATTAATAGCTACTCCAGCATTTACACCTATAAGAGTATTATTTGAGCCACCTGTTAAAGCATAACCAGCACTCTGACCTACAGCAGTATTAGAATCACCAGTCGTAACACCAATTCCTATTGCATCATCACCAATAGCTACAGTTTTTGTAGCAGTAGTTAAATTTAAAGCTGCATTACATCCAACTGCTGTATTTCTATTAATTGCATCTTCATTAGCATCTTCTAAAGCTTTATAACCGATTGCAGTATTATTATCGCCCGATTGCATACTTACTAAAGCATTAAAACCCAGCATAGTATTGTTTACTCCATCTGTAATAGCATATCCAGCTTGAAATCCAACTGCTGTACAAAATGAATTTCCATCTTTATTTAAAGTTCTTAATGCACTCTTTCCTATTGCTGTAACACCATTATTTGATTGTCCACTAAGTAATGCTTGATATCCAACTGCTGTGTTATGTTCACCTGTTGTAAGAGATTTTGCAGCTTCATATCCAATAGCTACTGTACCATTTATATCTGTAGTTGTGTCTCCACTTCCATAAATAGCATTAAGTCCAATAGCTACAACTTGCGCAACAGCTTGACCTGAAGGAACTGCTCCCATAGCATCTTTACCAATTACAACATTTTGAGTAGCTGTAGTAGCTGCA